TTATTCACTGGTCACCTCCCGAAGAGAGTAGCGGTTATGCATAATGGCGAGGGTTGCTGTCTCCCATGACTGAAACATAAATACCAGACCTAACTCACGGCCACGCTGAAATTCTTGCATTGCGCCCCGGCTTTTTTCCCATCCATCCAGGAGGAAAACGGAATCAGCCTGCTCCAGCATCGCCAGCGTAATTGCCAGATATTGCTGGTGCTCAAGGCCATCTGGAAGTATCGCCGGATTTAGTACGGTGAAGCCTCGATCGGACAGGACACTAGCCTCGGCGTCGAACTCTGCCCGGTTATAATCCTGATACCCGGTCATCGGCCCGGCGATGAATACCACCGGCTTGCGCTGTTGTTCAGTCATAATTATCCCCTTCGATAACCTGGATGCCATCGGCCGGAGGAGTGATGCCATTAATCTGGTCGCCCTCCGTCACCAGGCGAATCAGCATTGCCAACAGCTGGACAATCTCGCCCTCTACCTGCTGCCACTCCATCCGTTTCTCTGCGTAATGGACCCCGGCCTGCACGACCTCGCCAGCTTCCTCCGCAACCTTAAGAAGCACGTAGTTCGGCTGAGGGAACTTCCGCATCGCTTTTTCTGCTGAAACACGAGCCATTGCTACCAGAGAGGCAAAGTAATCGCTCTGCGACGCGGTGGCTGTGCCGGACTCCAGTTCTGCGATTCTCTGCTTAGCCATCACCAGTTCATTAGAGAGCTGCATCAGGCCGTTGTGGTGTGGTTGTCCTGCTTCCAGCGCATCTACCAGCGTTTTGCAATCATCAGGAGATAGAACCGGATAACTGAATTCTTCGGCATACACTCTTAGGTGTTGCGCCAGTGCGGTGATATCTCTCATTGAGGTCCCCCTTCAATTCGAGCTACAGCATTTGAAGACCCCGTCACAGCATGATGTAACTGCGCATTGCGGCCAGCCCGATAACCCTGATTAGCTGCATCATCGGTGCCGCTGGCTTTTCCCGGTTTACGAGGCTCCAGTTTCTTCATGCCCTGACTCAGTTTTTTGCTGCGATAGCTCTCCATGAGAGTCTCTTCGGCCTCAGTGACGGCAAAGTCACTGATAACGGCATAGGCACCATTCACCCAGGCAGAGCAGAACGTATCGGCACGAGCCACCTTGGTGGCGGGTTTGATATTTTTACGCAACGTGGCGGTGTATTCACGACGGGCCTTCGCCAGCTGCTTGCCAAGAACCTCGAAGGAATAAGCTGCAACCTGCGGACGTTCGTCCGGTCCGTAATAGGTGATGGTGCGTTTTGCTGGAGCATCCCAGCGCTCATGACCGTGGGTGGTATAGAACTTAACCCCGAATGCCAGCGCTATCATATGAGCCAGTAGCGCCATATATTCAGGCATCTTTTCAGCATGTGATGGGGCTTTCTGAGTGGATGCCTCGTTGATATCCATCATCGCCGCATCGGCTTCAGTCAGTTTGTGGGTTTCCATCAGGCGCTGGGCGCGGCTCAGCGCGAGTGCTGCTTCTTCAGCGCTGGAGTTATTACGCGCCATTGCCAGCAGTTTTTTAATACGCTGGAGATATTTCTCTTTATTTTCCATTACAGAACTCCTTAATTCAGGCGTAAGCCAGCCCCGGCGGGTTTACGCCATATTTAAAACAGGTTTAATTAAAAGTTATTTCAGCTAGCTGGTATCAGCGATTTAATATTGGCGAAATAAGGTTCTTGATTTATTTCAACTACCGATACATCGCGGCAGTCACGAGCCTGGTCAACGGTGCTGACGACCTTACCGCCACGTAAAACCGGATTTGGCTGATAAATAAAGACGCTGCCAACCGGGTATCGCAGATTGAACTCTTTAGCTTTCATTCGGAATCCCCCAACCACGATTCGCCGCATGAAGACAGAACTCCATTCGCGATATTGCCCAGATAGAATTGACCTCTGTTTTCGCCAGGCTGAATGCAGTTTTCCAGGCTGTTGCAGCGTTATGAAAATCGCCAACTTGCTCAGCAAGTACAGCGCTGACTGCATAAGACATAAATGGACTGCATGGTTTACGGGCATGGGTGCGATCTACCAGAACATACATATCACACCCCCGCACCGGCAATATCGAGAGCAATCGGACGATATTCATCCGAGTCACCAACACGTTCATACACGCGGATATAAGAACGGCTACCGACGACCTGCACCGCTTCACCGATTGCCTGCATGGCTTGCTGCCAGCGTTCATCATCAATTTCCAGGCGACGAAGTGCCAGAACGCGCCCGGTATTGATATTGCCTTCTTTGTCAGTATCAAACGCCTCATTGACCAGCGCCTTCAGCTCCGGGCGGGCACCTTCTGTCCAGTCAGCAAGACAGGTATCAATAAGCGCCTTTGCAGTCTGTATACGCTCGTCCAGGGCAATTCTGTCCTGCATGGCTCGCTGGATTTTGAAACGGCCATCAAAGCTGTAGAGCGTGACATTACCTTTTTTACCGCCTTTGGTGGCCCCGTATTTTTCAGCCGAAAGGTCGATAAACGCCTGAATATCAGCAAAGGCGCGTGATTTCAGCTCACTCAGAGCAGAGGAAACGACAATCGCCTGCTCAACAAGTTCGCCAACGAGCTGGTCGCGATCGCGGTCGATTTCTTTAATCAGACTGACTGGCGTCAGAACGCCGCGAGCATCAGTCCAGTATCCCTCTGGAGCCTGGGTGGTAGTGTATTGTTTGATGGTGTTTTCAGTGGACATTGGACTTCCCCTTTTTCTGGATTGCATTACGGATTTTTTCGTTAACATGGCCAGCCAGGCCATACCCCACAGTGGCTGCGACCTTCTGGGTCAGTTCACTGTCTTTTTCATCTGGAAAAACCTGGCACTCCACACTGATGCCGCGCGGTGCATCGGTTATGCTGATTACGACTTTTGCCACTTATTTTCTCCTTCAATGAATAGATTCTGACCAGACGACACGACAGCCGTCCTGGATGAAAAGGCCCTGGCGGTATTTACCCGATTTCCCCTGGCCATATTCGATGTAGCTGGCTTTACCGCTGGTGAGCAGGTAATCACACATGGCATGGCGCTGAATACGAATGACCGGCTGACCTTCCCGAACCACGATGCCTTTCACTTCCACGCCACGAGCCTGGAGGGAAACGACAACAGCTTCGGTACGATACAGCGCTGAAACCAGCGTGTTATCTGATGTTAAAGTCAGCATAAAACCCCCTTAAATCCGGATTAATGGATCAGCATTTCGGCTATCTGATTGACGATATGACCGCTGACCGGAACATCATTCATTGCACTGGTACGAACTGCACCGCGCAGTAGCTTGAACAGTCGGCGGGCATTACCTTTTGATGCGTTGAACAGCGCTTTGCTCAGGTCTTCATTCAGGCCATCCGGGAGAACGCTGCTGGCGATGACGTCAATATCAGCACCCGGCAGGCTATGCCCGAGGTTGAGGGCGAAACCGACACGGCTATAGAGCTGTACGAGCTCACCGCGTTTGCCCTTGAGGTTCAGAATCAGGCGAGGCATACCAACCAGGACGATGCCGATCCCCGTTTTGTCATGAATGCGGCGGATAGATTCCAGCGCACGCAGAGGGAGGTTCTCAGCTTCATCAATAATCAGCACGCGCCCAGAGTCGCGCAGCTTGTTGATGCAGGCTTCGCTAAGTTCATGCATATTGCCGCGGGTACTGAGCCCCAGCAGGTTGCAGAGTTCTTCCAGGATTACGCGTGCGGTGTAGCCAGGGTCGGCCTCAATCAGCAACGCATCCCGGTATTTAGAGACGTAGGCTTTGCAAATCATCGTCTTGCCCAGACCGGCTTCGCCGTAAAGCACGTTGATATCACCTTCGACGTGCGCCATGCGTATAACATCAACGGCTTTGCGCGTTGTTGGGGTATCAACAAATTTGACGCTGATACGTGCCGAGCGCTCTTTTTCATGCTGACGATCGATAAAGCTACGAATATCGTTTTCCAGCGATGCAATATCGCCGTCGTATTTATTATTCAGGTACTGGCTGATTACGGCAGAGCTCTTACCAATAGCGCGGGCGACCTGCGTCTGGTTAAGACCTTTTGCTTTCATCAGTTCGACAAGTTCATTTTTAGCTGACATAATTACTTCCTCTGTTTTAGTAAATCAGCGGCCTGTGATGTCCAGTCAGAAGGCCGCTTTTTTATTGCCCTGACTTTTCAGCCACTCTTCTCGCTCTGACTCGAACAGGAACACGTGTTCCCGGTCATCATTAATACGCTCGGCATCTGATGGTATTAATGCGCCGAAATCAGGGTACATATCGCTTTCTGGCAGCAGTCCTCGCGCCTCTGCTTCAATCTCTTCTCGCTGTTCGTCAATGCGCTTCAGACGACGTTGGCGGCGTTTCTCAACGGCGATATCCATCATGCTGGTTGGCAGCGCGGCACGCTTGTTGCCGTTCCAGATGGCGGTGCAGACATAAGTACCGTCCATACGGCGAACGATGACGGCGGCAGGGTCGTGAATGTCATAGGCAACACGAACCTCTTCACCATCGACCTGTATCAGGTCAGCGCTGAAATACTGGTTGTTCATCAGGTCAATCCAGCCTCTCTGGGCCGTACGGCACATTTCCGGCATGAAGGCTTCACGAAGTTCGATATCCGTCAGATATTCAATCTCGTCCCCCTCAGTGGCCAGGACCTCGCGACGGTACTGTGCTGGCGTCATATGAACACCATTACGCTTCGGTAACTCGCTGTGCTCATGCAGGTTGTTGTATTTGTCGACTTCCTCGGCAATGGTATCCAGCAGCATCTGCCATGACGGCAGTTTACGCAGCGCATTACGCTGTACGCTCGTGAGCTCGCGGCCATTCTCCTGAGCCTTAATCGCTGACTGGATGGCGCGACCGGTCATCCGGACATGCTCACGGTCGGCCCCGAATCCGTTGTAAGTATCAAATTTGTTGGCGATCGCTCTCGGTATTACGGCGTTCAGGCGTTCGATAATCCCGCGAGACTGAGGTCGGCCAGGAATACTGGTCGGGTGATCAATCCCCATGCGGGTGAAAATACCGGTGATATCAGCATCCAGCGTTTTGTTCGTTTCGCCGCCACCGTTATCCGAATAAACAAAAAGAGGTTTCCCGTGGAATTTCATGGCGTAGCGATAGGCATCCGCTACGGCGATGACGTTCTCCGAGAGCGCCAGGCTCCAGCCCACCAGGAAGCGGGTTCGTCCATCAATCACCAGCGTCAGTTCGGGCGTGAATGGGCGGCCATGGACCGGATGAGCAACTTTCATATCCAGCGATTTACCATCCGCAATCCAGCAACCATTTACAGGCATCTGTGACCAGTCACGTTTCTGGTAAACCTCAAAGGCCAGAGCCGCTGAACCGCTGATACGGCCGCGAGCGCGTTCACGTTTGGGCAACTTTTCCATCGCACGGCGAACGGCATCATAAGACGGGCAGACTGCGAGCATCGCTGGCTGTCCCGCATAGATAGCCTGCCATTCAGTCTTGAATGAACGCCACGCATCAACCAGGGAAGGGCCTGAGAGTTTCCGCCAGTGAGCAAGAAAATCAGGGAGCCACTTAATCTGTTCAGGCTTACGCGCTTTAAGATGGCCTGGGGCCAGTAAAGCAAGGCGTTCGATACCAGGGCGGGTTGAAAGGTAAACAGACAGCCATTCCTGGAGTGTTCTTTCCCCCACGCCACGGCGGCTGGAGCCTTTACGGGCATTGGCAATATCAGCCGCAGCCTGGATGTTCTCCGGGAGTGAACCCTTGCGTGACTCTTTGGCGATGAACTCAACCGCCGATGCGCGAGACATACCGATATCCCGAAGGCGCTCAACCTCTGCGGCTAATAATGCACGCGCATCGGCGATCTGTTTCTGGCGTTCGGTAAGGTCGGAAACTTCACGCTCCAGCAATACCGGGCACTGCCGTAATAACGCCAGCTCATCACGGGTCGTGGTGACTTCCCGCTTTGGTGCCGCTGGAGCGGGTGAGCAATCAGACTGTTTCAACACCTCCCGATAATGCCGGGCTTTGACTATTTCACGCGCCTGTTCAGGAAGGCAGTCGATGTGGTACTCGAATGCTTTGCTGCCAGCACGCTTGCGAACCAGTTCAGGGGAGTTGCCTGCACTTTTTTTAAGACTGTATCGCAGTCCTTGTTGTGTTGTTGGCAATCCAGGGACGCCAACTAATTCGTTAACAGTCACGAACATGTCACAGGTCCTTGTTGTAACGGCTTGGCCAGATACTGGCGGGTTCTAAATTGAGAGCATTTGCAATAATGCGCTCTCCTTTTGGATAAGAGCGTGCCAGCGCATTTTTCAGCGTGTCGGGTTTTAGTCCCGCGCTGGCGGAAAGGCCGCGCATAGTGACGCCACGCTTGTGCAGCTCGGCGACAATATCAATGCGATGCCAGTCACGCTGTACTTCATTTCTTTCCAT